AATCCAAGCGGCAGCAAGTCAACAAGTTCAAATCTATTACCAAAGTACTATCGAACAGATTCAAACAAAAAGTTTTTACAAGCAACTGTTGATCAATTAATACAGCCCGGAACGGTCAAAAAGACCAACGGATTCATTGGCCGCCAAAATGCAAAGTCTGCAACTAAAGATAATATTTTTATTTCGGCCGCAGATCCTAGTAGACAACACTACCAATTAGAGCCTGGCCTAATTGTTAAGGATAGTCTAGACAATACAACTTTTTTCAAAGATTATCAAGATTATATTAATCAGTTAGGGGTGTTTGGTGCTAATACAACTAACCATTCCAGAATTAATAAACAAGAATTCTACAGCTGGAATCCACATATTGACTGGGATAAATTTGTTAATTTTCAAAACTACTACTGGTTACCGTATGGCCCCGATGTTATTAAAATTCCAGGAGTACAACAAGGTATTACTAGTACTTACAAAGTTGAAATTAAAGCAGAAGCAGATAATAACACCTATGTGTTTTATCCAAACGGAACAACCCCTAACCCAACTATTAAACTATACAGAGGACAAACATATCGCTTTGAAGTATCTAGTCCGGCAAATCCATTTAGCATTAAAACTGCTAGAACCGTTGGTACAGTTGACAGGATTGCATTTCCTTTTAATACCGGAAATGGAACAGAAGCGGGCATAGTTGAATTTACAATTCCTTATAACTCTCCAGATTTACTATACTATCTAAGTGAAAATGATCTTGACCTTGGCGGNGTATTTGAAGTTTTATCAATTGACGAAAACACAGTTCTTGATATCAACACTGAAATTATTGGTAAGAAAACTTATCAATTAAGCACCGGGCAAACCTTGAGCAACGGCATGAAAGTGTCGTTTATTGGACAAGTATCACCTGCTAGCTATGCAACTGGACAATATTATGTTGAAGGAGTTGGCGACTCAATCCAATTGGTCAACGAGTCAACGTTAGAGTTGTTATCACCGTACACCAGTTCAGAAAGTATATTATTTGATAGTTCACCGTTTGATAGCAAACCTTTTAGTGATGCAACTACGTTTGCAGGCAAGCCTGATTATATAGTAGTTAATCGATCAAGCGCGGATCATAATCCGTGGAGCCGTTATAATCGATGGTTCCATAAAGATACCATTGAAGATAGTGCAACCTATAACGGCAAAGTCCCATCGATGGATCAGTCAGCTAGAGCAGTTAGACCAATTATTGAATTTGAACCAAACCTTAAACTTTATAATTTTGGTACAACTGCTATTGCTGATATTGATTTAATTGATACGTATACTACAGATGTATTTTCAAATATTGAAGGCCAATTTGGGTACAATGTTGACGGTATTGATTTAGCACAAGGTATGCGAATTTTATTTACTGCCGAAACAGATATCCGTGTAAAAAATAAAATTTATAAAGTTGACTTCTTAACATTAGACGGAGTTAGACAGATACACTTAACAGAAGAAAGCGAACCGGTTGTAAATCGAGTAGTGTTAGTGCGCCAGGGTGTTAAAAATCAAGGACAAATATATTGGTACAGCGGTACTAGTTGGAATCTTGCACAACAAAAAACTGCACTAAACCAACCACCTCTATTTGATGTTTTAGATTCAAATGGTAATAGTTATGGTGACAAAGTAGTATATGACGGCACAACTTTTGTAGGAACACCTCTATTTTCCTACAAGGTTGGCACTGGTACTAACGATTCAACATTAGGATTTCCATTAAGTTACAAAAATATTAATAACGTTGGCGACATTGTTTTCAATTTTAATTTAGCAACTGATGTATTTCAATATAAAGATAACTTTACAATTATTAGCAAGTGTGTTAATACTGGATATCTTCTAAATACGTCTACAACTGGTGATGCATCTTATGTTAACGGCTGGCAAACTTCCGCAGTTGAATCTGCTCAGGGTGCAGTGCGTATCTATAAAGATACAGCACAAGTTAATAATTTTAACATTGATGTGTTTGATAACATTAATCAGTTAACTGATTTAATAGTAAAAGTATATGTAAACGGTATTAGATTAGATTCTAGTAACTGGACTATTATTAACGCTGGTTACTATAAACAGGTTGTATTAACCACCGACATTACAGCTTCAGATATTCTAACAATAAAAACATATTCAGCCCAACCAATTAACAGCAACGGGTATTATGAAATCCCAATCAACTTACAAAATAATCCGTTGAATAGTGAAATAGGAGATTTTACTCTAGGCGAAGTAAAAGACCATGTTGCCTCTATAGTAGATAATTTGCCAGCTGATTTATCCACTAATAATATTCGCGATTTGGGAAACATTACAAAATACGGAACCCGATTTGTCCAACATAGCGGCCCAATGAGTTTGTCTTTGTATCACATAACATCTGATACTAACAATGTTATCCGAGCAATTGAAAAGTCAAGAGACGACTATAACAAGTTTAAGAGAAACTTTATTTCTGTTGCAGACTCACTTGGGGTTGAAACTGATGTTGTTAAACAAGTTAATTTAATTTTACAAGAAATTAATAAAGATAAACCAAAAACATTCCCATATTATTTTACTGATATGATTCCGTTTAACGGAAGCATTCGTACAGACTTAACTGTTGTAGACTATAGAATTAAAACATATCCACTAACGACTGCATTTAATTTAGATGAATTATCTAATAAGGCAGTACTAGTATACTTGAATGGCGAACAGCTACTATACAAGAAAGATTACACATTTGATCCTCAAGGATTTATTATAGTGTTGGCAACTATTGCTAACAAAGATATTATTACAACTTACGAGTTTGATAATACTAACGGTTCTTTTGTTCCCGCAACTCCTACAAAGTTGGGTATTTGGCCAAAGTATGAGCCAAAGATATATTTAGACAGCAGTCTTGTAACTCCTCGAGAAATGATTCAAGGACACGACGGCAGTCAAGTTCTTGCATACGGCGATTTCCGTGATGACCTAATTCTTGAATTAGAAAAACGCATTTATAACAACATTAAAATTTCATATAATCCTGAAATTTTTGATGTTCATAAGTTTGTACCGTCATACGTTAGACCAACTGACTATTCATTATCTGAGTTTGATGAAGTGTTGTCGTCAAACTTTTATACATGGACTAATATAATCAACCGAGATTTTTCAACCCCGTTAAGCTATAATAGTGAAGACTCTAGAACATTTAATTATAGAAATTTAGCTACACCCGACGGTGTAACGCCGTTACCGGGATATTGGAAAGGGATACATCGTTGGATGTTAGACACAGACCGTCCAAACATTTGCCCATGGGAAATGTTAGGTATGAGTGAAGAACCAAGTTGGTGGCAAACAGTATACGGGCCTGCTCCGTACACTAGCAATAACCTAATTTTATGGAAAGATTTAAGTGCCGGATTGGTTAGAGAACCTGGTAAGCCGTTGTTGCATCTTAAACAGTATGAGAGACCATTTTTAGAAACTTGCATCCCTGTTGACGAAAATGGTGATATTGTTAGTCCTCTATTTTCCGGACTAGCACGAGGTACGATCACTAATTCAACCGCCGGCGATTTTGTATTTGGAGACGTCAGTCCAGTTGAATCCGCATGGAGACGTAGTAGTCACTATGCATTTAGTATGCTGATTAATTTTACATTATTNCAGCCATCTAGTACGTTTGGCACACTACTAGANAGATCTCGAATTGTTAGAAATCTTGCAGGCCAACTAATTTATAAAGATACTGGTNTACGAATTACACCNAAGGATGTTGTGTTACCTAGCATCTATTCTAGTACAACTGATATAAAAACTTCTGGTATTATTAACTATATTGTTGATTATATTTTAAGTGACAATTTAAAATCATATGCGCAATACCAATATGATTTACAATATATTACAGCACGGTTGAGTCATCGTATTGGCGGTTTTACTAGCAAGGAAAAATTTAATTTACTATTAGATAGCAAAACACCGTTGACGTCGGGCAGTGTATTTGTGCCTCAGGAAGACTACGATGTTATTTTGAATTCATCTAGTCCTATCAAGAAAATTACTTATAGTGCTGTTATTATTTCAAAGTCAACTGACGGATATGTAGTTAAAGGTTACAGTAAAACACAACCATACTTTAAATATTATCCATATACAAAAGCTGGATTGCTAACAAATATTGGCGGCATTTCAGAAGGTTATACATTATGGTCGATCAACTCTCAATATGCTGCCAACAAAGTGATTGCGTTTTCTAACAGATATTATAGAGTTAAAACATTACATACGACAACTGATACATTTAATCCAGCATATTATCAACTTCTGCCAGCACTACCGGTAGTAGGCGGACGTGATGCGTATATCAGAACAGCGTGGGATAAAACCGATCCGCTAACAGTTCCTTATGGCACTAAGTTTAAAGATGTTCAAGATGTTGTTGACTTCCTATTAGGATATGGTGAATGGTTAAAAGTTCAGGGCTTTGTATTTGATTCATATAATGCAGAATTAGCAACAATTAGCAATTGGGAAACAAGTGCTAAGGAATTTATGTTTTGGACTACACAAAACTGGAGCACCGGAGAAGATCAGTGGGAAGACTGGAGTGCTAACCAACCAGTTGCCTACGGTGCTATTGTAAAATACAATGGTGAGTATTATCGTGCAAGTAGCAATGTTGAACCAGACAGTATTTTTGTAGAAGATGATTACACTAAGTTAGACGGTCTAAGCAGTATTGGAAGCAGTGTTATTAGTTTGAGTCCCGCTGCCTCCGCTCTAATATTTTCAACACCGTTATCTGTGGTTGACGATATTCGTAATCCGTTTAACGGCTACGAAATTTTTAAAGTTGACGGAACACCAATTGCTCCAAACCTATTAAACAATTATAGAGAAGACAATACGGTAAGTTATACCCCAGTAGATGACGGCATTTATGGCGCAACTTTTTATCTAATACAAAAAGAACAAGTTGTTATTTTGAATAACGCAACCTTGTTTAACGACACAATTTATAATCCAGAAAGCGGCTATAGACAAGAAAAAATTAAAGTATCGGGATATGTAAGTAGTGAATGGAACGGTGATTTTAATATTCCGGGTTTTATATTTGACCAAGCAATTGTTCAAGAATGGGATGGATGGAAAGATTATCAGCTTGGCGATATTATAAAACACAAGCAGTTTTACTACAGCGCAAAATCTTTTGTACAAGGCACACAAATCTTTAATACAAACGACTGGATTAAATTAGATAAAAAACCTTCTGCACAATTACTGCCTAATTGGTCTTACAAGGCAAGTCAGTTTGAAGACTTTTATAGTCTTGATAGTGATAACTTTGATAGCAACCAACAAAAAGTTGCACAGCATTTAATTGGATACCAAAAGAGACAATATCTTGAAAACATTATTAAAGATGATGTTAGTGAATTTAAATTTTATCAAGGTATGATTATTGAAAAAGGTACACAAAATGTACTAAACAAATTGTTTGATGTGTTAAGTGCAGACGGNAAAGAGAGTATTAAGTTTTACGAAGAATGGGCATTGCGTGTTGGTCAATACGGTGCAAGNTCTGCATTTGAAAATATTGAATTTATTATNAACGAGCAAGAAGTTAATAACAACCCGCAAGGATTTGAATTAGTAAATCAAAAACCAAACGGNCTTGTTGATTTTATTTCAAGACAAACTCCTAACGATGTTTACTTNAAACCGATCGGGTATAANAGTAATCCNTGGCCGCTAACAACATCTTCTGGTTTATATTTAAGAACGCCTGGCTATGTACGATCAAGCGATGTAAAACTTACATTAAAATACTTAGATGATGTATTAACATATGACGTATCTGATTTTAAAGAAGGCGATTATGTGTGGGTTGGTTTTGAAGGCCGTGAGTGGAATGTTTATAGATACACAAATGTAGGATTAAAAATTACAGGCGTTGTATATGCTAACAAACAAATAACAGTTACTTTTGATAAGAATGTTACCTTCAACGAAGGATCAATTATAGCAATTGATCAAGCGCACGATTATACTGGATTTTTTAAGGTGGTATCGTCAACGTTAAGATCAGTAGTAGTTACTGCTGATTTTAAAACTCAGCCAAAGGATTTTATTGATTTTGGAAGAGCAACTGTTGGCGCACTTAATTCTCAGCGAGCAAGTATAATTGACGTTGCAGACCAATCAATGCCACAGCGTGTGAACAACGGAGAGTTGTTATGGACTGATAACGCCGGCGATGGTAAGTGGGCAACTTGGCAATACAATCCTGCATATATAAAATCTGAAATAGTTAACTCAACTCCTGAACAGGGACTGGGATATGGCAGACAAGTAGTATTAAATACTTCTGGCAATATTGCAGTAATTTCAAACAGCAAAGGCGAACTAGTTGTTTATGACAAAGCAAGTCCACTTTCTCCTTGGTTACAACGCCAGAGTATCACTGTTCCGTTTATATCTAAATCTGGAGTGTTTGGTAGCAATCCAACTCCTGACTCGGCAACTGGCGCAGTGTTGGCAATGTCTTCAGACAGCCAGTGGCTAGCAACAGGCACACCAACAGCTAGTCTAGTGTGTAGCAAATACAAAGGTACATGGTCGTCTTCAATTAGCTACGCAGCCGGCGAGATTGTATTAAGAAATTCTAAACCATATGTTGCAGTAATAATAGGGTTAAATCGCGACCCACTAACAACGGTTGTTGCATATAATAATAAAACAGGTTCGTCTGTAATTGGAACAGGTAGCGGAGCAGTATTCAATGTTACTGCAACTAACTCAAATTATTCTGCAGAAGTAGTTAACGGCGGAGCAAACTACAAAGTTGGTGATACTATTAGAATTTTTGGTTCTGATGTAGGGGGCGATGCTCCAGCTAACAATGTACTAATTAGAGTTGTTTCTATTGTAGGTGGTAGCCCCTCCGGCGCCATCGCTAGGATTAACGTATCTGGTAATGCTAGAATATATTGGAACAAACTTTCTTATATTCCAGTAGATAGCACAGGATCTAATAATAACGGTTTTGAGAATCAAGGGGTTGTATCCATTTACAAGAAAGATGCTAATAACATTTTTAGCTTAGTTGATACTATTCTAAGTCCTTTACCTGCGGCAGGCGAGTTATTTGGCTCAACATTAGTATTTGGAAATAACAAATTATTTGTAGGGGCGAACGGATATAACAGTAATAAAGGTATTGTATACGAAATCTCATATCAAACTACTGTTGAAGCATCTACATCGTATAATCCTATCGGCAGTACAGGCACTATTGTTGTGTTAGCTAGCACCGCTGATATTAAAACTGGCATGTATCTAAAGGGCACAGGCTTTAATAGCAATCAATATGTTGCACAGGTTAACGGCGCAACATCGTCTATAATTATTTCCGCAGCCCCTGATAGTGAACCGTTAAACATTATTGAATTTACAGTAACTAACTGGGCTTATGATTCTACAATTACAACAACGCGAGCATATACACAGTTTGGCTCAGTGATGGCAACATCAACAGACAATTCTGTATTGTTAATAACCGCTCCCGGCGACTTAGCAGGTGTTGCTCCGGGATTGCCAGTGCCTGGTATTGTATATGTTTACAAACTATCTAACGGAGATTATTCATTAGCCCAAACAATTATTGGAGATGAACTTAATTTTGGATTAGGCATTGCAGTATCAAATAATGGCAAGTACATTGCAATTTCTTCAATCTATGCTGACGGAGAAAAATTAGACCAAGGTCGTGTAACAGTGTTTGAAACTAGCGATATTGGATATGTATTTTATCAAAACTTATATAATTTAAAACCAGAGACTGGTGAATTTTTTGGAACTAAAATTGCCTTTATGAATGATGCTGACAGTATTGTTGTTTATAGCCAAGGTGCTGACAACTATACTAATGTGTTGTTTGACAACGGTACAACATCGTTTGATAATAATTTAACTAAGATTATCGAACGTGCCGACGACAGCGGCCGCGTTGACATTTATGACAAATATAATAAACACTGGATTTTTAGTGAAAGTTTAAATAATCAAGAAACTGCAATTGCGGGATATTGTACAGGATTTGCAGTTGGTCCTGACCAAGTATTTGCTGGTACCATGTATGCATTAGATCAAGGTCTTATCTCTGGAAAAACTTTCGAATATAGAAAATTACCGTCTACTAAGAGCTGGACAATATTACACAAAGAAAATGATCGAGTTGATTTAAGTAGAATTAAACGTGCATTTTTATACAACAAGGTTACAAACAAGCTATTATCTTATCTAGATGTTATTGATTCAACACAAGGAAGAATTCCTGGAATTGCTGATCAAGAAATTAAGTTTAAGACTTATTATGATCCTGCAACGTATGCATCTGGAACAGGTGAGGTTAATGTTGACGAGGGCATGGCATGGACTAAGCCCTACGTGGGAACATTGTGGTGGGATTTAAGAACCGCAAAATTCTTTGACAGCCACGATACTAGTTTAGTATATCGAAACAGCACATGGAATACTATATTCCCAGGCGCAAGTATCGACGTATACGAATGGGTTGAAACTAAGTTAACACCTAATCAGTGGAATGAATTAGCTGACACTGAAGCTGGCATCACAGCCGGAGTCAGCGGAACAAGTTTATACAGCAACGATGTATATTCTGTAATTCGAAAATATGATAATGTATCAAAAGCATTTAAAAACACGTACTATTATTGGGTTAAGAATAAAAAGATAACACCTAATGTTGTTGGTAGAAAGATATCAGCACAGGATGTTGTTGACTTGATTGAAAATCCAAGAGGTTATGGATACAAATATCTAGCATTAACTGGATCTAACAGTTTTAGTTTAGTAAACGTTAAAAATTTACTACAAGATCAAGATGTTGTTTTATCAGTAGAATATTGGACAAGTCCTTACACTGACAAAAATATCCATTCGCAATGGAAAATTATTAATAATAATAGTGCAACAACATTACCTAAAGCTATTGAACAAAAATGGTTTGATAGTTTATGCGGTAAAGATTCCGCAGGACGTCTAGTACCCGACCCGGCATTGCCTGCAAAACTAAAATACGGTGTTGAATCTAGACCTCGTCAAAGTATGTTTGTAAATCGATTTGAAGCGTTAAAGCAATTTATTGAAGCAGTAAACTTTGAATTAGTAAAACATTTAATTGTTGAAAATCGAGATACTAGTGCATTAGAGTCGTACGAAAAACAACCAAGTATTATTTCCGGTCTATATGATAACAGTGTAGACACTGATAGCGAATTAAGATTTGCAAACATCGGCACGTACAGTACACCTAAAATTAAACCAATTATTACTGACGGAAGAATTACCGGAGTCACTGTTAATCAGCGTGGCAACGGATATTTAATTGCCCCGTATTTGACAGTTTCAGGAACTGGCCAAGGCGCAGTAATCCGTGCAAACATTAATGTTAAAGGACAGATTACTGGAGCAACTGTTATTTCAGTAGGAGAGGGGTACGATACAAATACTGTTATAACTGTTAGAAATTATTCTATACTAGTAAAACAAGATTCTACAGCAGAAGGCATGTGGAGCATTTATGCATACGAGCCAAGCACACAAACTTGGTCTAGAGTACAATCGCAAGCATATGATGTAAGAAATTATTGGAATTATGTCGATTGGTATTCTACTGGCTACACAGCATCTACTGCTATTGATCACTCTGTAAATTCACTAGTTCAATTAAGTGATTTGGAAACTAAAGTTGGACAGCTTGTAAAAATTAGAACAACCAGTTTAGGCACGTGGGCATTACTAGAAAAGTATGCTGATTCAGCGTCAGTTGATTGGACACAAAGTTATAAAGTAATTGGCCGAGAAAAAGGAACTATACAGTTTAGTACTTCTTTATATGAGTTCACTAATACTCTCTATGGTTTTGACGGGTCACTGTATGACTCAAGCATGTTTGATAATTCTGCGTCAACTGAGCTAAAAATTATTCTTAGTACATTAAAAGATAAAATTTTAGTAGACGATTTAAAACAAATCTATTTAGATTTGTTCTTCGCTAGTGTACGTTATGCATACAGCGAACAAAACTATGTTGATTGGATTTTTAAGACTAGCTTTGTTAAAGCACAACATAGTGTTGGCGAACTAACACAAAAAGTAACATATAACAATGATAATTTATCAAATTTTGAAGATTATATTAATGAAGTTAAACCGTACAGAACAAAAATCCGTGAGTATGTAAGTGCATACGATAAGTTAGACACTAGTTCAGTATCAACCACTGACTTTGATTTGCCCTCAGTTGTTGAAAACGGTTCAATAATGCCAATTACGACTTTTATAGTTGGCGATATCATTAACTCGGATAATAACAAAGTTACACAATACCCGTGGAAACATTGGTATGACAACTTAGGATTCTCAGTTAATTCTATTCAGTTAGTCAACGGCGGTAGCAGTTACCGAGCAGAGCCGGTTGTAAGATTTATAAGTGAAACCGGTACTGGTGCAATTGCCAGAGCATTTATCACAAACGGCAAAGTTAACCGCATACAATTATTAGCATCGGGGAGCGGCTACTTATCTGCACCTACTATTATAATAGACGGCGGAACAACTGCTGATGGAGTTGCCGCAAAAGCTGTTGCAATAATTGGATCAGGTGTTGTTAGATCAAACAAAGTTAATATTAAATTTGATAGGATCACACAGAAATATTTTATCACCCAATTAGAGCAAACTGAAACATTTTTTGGTACTGGAAGTAAATTACAATTTGCATTAACCTGGGCACCGGATGTTCAAGTTGGTAAATCTCTAGTACTAGTTAATAATGTTGAAGTGCTACGTTCTAGTTACAAACTGTCTATTATAAAATCTACAACCAAAGGGTACACTAGCCACTCCGGTGCAATTACATTTGATACTTCTCCAGCTAACGGAGTAAGCATTAGTGTATCTTATATTAAAGATTGGTCAATGCTCACTGCCGCCGACAGAATTCAATATTATTACAATCCAGCAGTTGGAGAGTTAGGTAAAGACTTAGCACAGTTAATGACCGGAGTCGATTACGGCGGCGTTAATGTTTATGGATTAAACTTTGAAATATCAGCAGGATGGGGAAGTTTACCATTCTACTCAGACAAGTGGGATAGTTTTGATTCAACATTTGAGGACTACATTACAAATGTTGTCGCAAATACACACTCATTTACTTTACCATATGTTCCGTCTACCGGCACTGAAATGAACGTTTACTATTCTGGAAAAAATTCTCAGGTATACACATCAGACGGATTTACAAAGATCTATAACTTTAATGTGTATGACGTTTATCCACCGGCAGTAACGATTACTAGAACTATACCAGCCGCTGTATCAGCTACTAATATTGCTGGAAGTTTTGTATTAAAGTTAGCATCTGTAATTGGAATCGAGGTTGACAATGTTGTTACCACTTACTGGGCAACTGGTAGAGCTGTTGCAACTGCAACCGCTGGTCGATATATTACGTTAACTTCTACCACTGGGCTAGCAGTTGGAGAACAAATTACTTTTAAAGGCACTAAATTTGGTGGGCTTGATGCCGGCAAATATTTTATTACCAATATTGTATCGGGTAACAGAATAACAGTTAGTGTAGTTCGAGGCGGCACAAGTTATCAAGTAACTACTGGCACCGGCACAATGGACTTTAGCGTAATTAATGCATTTGGATACAATACTAAAGTGGTTTCGATTAATACAGTTACAAACCAAGTTACCTTAGATCAAATTTTATTTAAAGATATCCCAGCGGCAACGGATATTGTGTTTAATAAAACACTAATAGACCCTACTGATTGTTTAATTAATCCAAATGGCACAGTATTCTTAAACGATCCAATTCCAGCAGGGAGTGTAATTGATATTACAGCATATTTTGCACCAGTAAGATTAGATGATTTAAATTACAACACAACCGGTGTCGCTAGAGCATTATTAACTACTTACCAGAATGAATTAGCAGTGATAATTGCTGACTATAATATATTACAAGACCAAAAAGCAATAATTGAAAACGATATTGAAAATTTCAGTACTGAATTATACAGTTTACAAAGTCAGTTAAATGCACTAAACATTGCAATTACCGGAATGTCTCCAAGCAATCCAGCATATCCGGGCTTAGTAAGTCAAATTAATATTCTTGTTAATACAGATATTCCGTCTGTTGAAAGTGATTTAGCAATAGCAACAAATGATCTAACTACCGTTAACAATGAAATCAGCATTAAGAATAGTGAAAAAATTGCAAAGCAAGCTCAAGTTGTCGTTGCAGATAATGCGTTAACCGATCTTCCAGCAATTCAAAATGAAACAGCAATAATGCAAACAATTATTTCTGATGGTATTCCAGATAATATATTAAGTCCTACGACAAAAACATTTGCAATTCCTAATACGTTTAATGTGTTTACCGGCGACAAGTTTATTTGGCGTAAGAGTTCAAGTGATGGTAGCGTTGCAACCGCTGATACTGATTATGATACTGCGTTGTCCGGTGGCGCATTCTTAGGAACATCATTAACTAGTGCCACTGGTATTGCGGCTGAGGATATTATTATTGATGGCGACGGATTTGTAACCCCAACAACTAGTCCAGCAACTGAAGAAGTTGTTCCCGGACAAGTTGTTGATGCTGTAGCAATCAAAGTTTACGACAGATCACCAATAGTTAATGCTTCTATTAAAGTTGACAGCTATATTGGTGACGGTATAACTACAAACTTTGTAATAACACAACAACCTAATAGTCCAACAGCCGTACTTGTTAAATTTACACAGGGTGCCAGAGATTTAAACAATCAATTAAGTTCTGTATCAACAATTCAAACATTAGTCGACGACTATACAATTGATTATAAAAACAGCATAGTTAAATTTATAACACCTCCACCAGTTGGAGAAGTTGTATCATTATTCAGCTTTGGATTTAATGGGGATAATATTTTAGATTTAGATTATTTTGTTGGCGACGGAACAACAACAGAATTTATCACTAAAGCACCGTGGCTTGAAAATGTTAATTATCTAGTATATGTTAACGGACTTCCTGCTCAACCAGGTACTCCTGCACTATTTAAAACTGATTCTACATATGATAGTGCCAACCGTGCAGGCCTTGCATTTAGCATTCCTCCAACTGCTGGCGCTCTAATTAATTATATTATTGTTAGCGGCAGAGAACAATCCTTCTCAGTTACTAAGACTGAACGAATACAAGGCACTGGAGCAACGGCATATGATTTAGCATATCAAATTGGTGATGCATTACCGTTAGAATCTTACATGTTAGTTCGTGTAAACCAAACATTCTTAAAAGGTCCTAATAATAGTTATTACAAAATTAAAGGAAATCAATTAACTTATAATATTGATCCTGCTAAATTTTTACCTTATTCTGTCTCAGCGACTGATATATTTGTATATGCTAACGGAGTATTATTAACATCGGGGGTTGACTACACTGTTGAAATTGGTGGTATCAATGTAAAAATCGCACAATCAATTCGTCAAACGTATCTCAATAAAGAACTTATTATCAGTATTAAACAGGAGCAAGGATATGTTTATATTCCACCAGCTGGAATTTACGGACCAAGAATTCAATTTAGTACAGCAGTAACATCAAATGATGTAGTTGAAGTTATTAGTGGATATAAACATGATATTTTAGATATTCAAGCTACCGCAGTAAATGTAACTTCTAAACTAAGTATCACTCCTGACACTACCGCGTTCTATAACTATCGTGGTGTTGCTGGTGGGGTAATACAACTTGATAGGGCAGTGCTTGACGATAATTACGTTTGGTTATATAAAAACGGCATACTGTTAACACCTAGTATTGATTTTAAACTAAATGAAAATAAATTAAGTCTTACATTGGCACTGTATCCAGATCCTGAGGATGAATTTAATATTGTTACCTTTGGCGGTTCAGTTTCAAGTAGCGGTATTTCTTATATGCAGTTTAAAGACATGTTAAATCGTCTACACTTTAAACGTTTAAATGCAAATAAACAAACAGTATTAGTAACAGATTTAAAATACATAGATACTTCTATTGAAGTGCTAGATGCAAGTAACTTTGATGCTCCAAGTATTGCAAATAACAAACCGGGCATTATTGAAATACGCGGAGAGCGTATTGAGTTCTTTACACTTATACCTAAGGTAGTGGGTCCTAATACAACATATCTACTTGGACAATTACGCCGCGGCACACTAGGTACAGGTACTCCTAAGTTACATAAAATTGGTGCATTTGTGCAAGAAATTGGTGCAAGTGAAACATTGCCATATATTGAAACTGTAGTGACTGAACAGGTAAAAAGCGATGGAACTAACATTGTTCCGTTGACATTTGTGCCTGCTAAAGTAGATAATACAGTTTCGTGGTTTGCTGATTTTGGATTAACCTTAAGAGGTAATTTTAATTCTATGACAACCTACTCTGCAAAAGATGTTGNCATATATAACAATTTATATTACAAGTGTATACAATCAATTGTAGCATCTGCAAAATTAGTTAACACTATTAAGATTCCTACAAACAACAGTTTCTGGGAATTGTATACTGTAATTCCTGCAACCTACGGACAGGCTGATGAGATAGAAGTATTTGTTGGAGGCTATGCTTCGTTACCGTGGGTACCTGCAACTGATACAACACCTGGCGTTACTTATAAGATTGACAACATTGTTGANGTTGGTAGTTACACTTATCGTTGTATTACTGAGCATACAAGTTCTAAATTGTTTAATACTGATAAGGCTAACTGGGTGTTCTTTGTCGGAAATATTAGATTGAAGAAGAAACCATATACTGTATATAATGTTAATCAAGCTGCCGAAAGCCCGGCGGGCGATGTGTTACTAGATGCAGAATTTGCTGTTGACGGTATTACTAACCAGTTGCGACTAACAAACAAACTTGATTTTGGTACACGGGTAACTGTAATCAAACGCAACGGCGTGGCATGGGATAGCACAACAAGCATTTTAGACGATACTAGTAAGATCGCCAAGTTCCTAAAGGCAGCACCCGGAATTTGGTACACAAGTATTGGTAAATATGAGAACAAGACCGGTGTACCGTCTACATTTGACAGTGTTGGCGGAACATTTGATAATAATTCGATAACATTCGATCAAGGATAATACATGGCAAAGCAAGTAATTAATGTTGGCGCAATAATAAACGACGGAACCGGTGATGCCATCCGAAGCGGCGCTCAAAAAATTAACGATAATTTCAACGAGATTTACACCGCATTAGGCGCAAGTGACGGCAGCGCACCAGCACTTGTATCAAGTATTGTTCCGGGTACAGGACTTATTACTAGTAGTCGATCAGGAGATGTGCAAATTACTGCAAAGTTAGCATCTGAGATTGAATTTGGAGTAGTAAAAGTTGGCAACGGCATTACAGTAAACAACGGAGTAATATCCGGACAATCCTATGTACTGCCAAACGCCGCTACAAATATTCTAGGTGGGATTAAAGTTGGTACTAATCTTAGCATTACTAATGATGGTGTACTAAGTGCTAATCCGGGCGGATACACTCTTCCTAAAGCAACTCCAATAGTATTGGGCGGAGTGACTGTTGGATCAGGATTAAATGTATATGACGGAGAGATAAGCGCAATTCCTTATACACTGCCAACTGCAACCGGCTCGGTAATTGGGGGTGTTAAGATTGGTAACAATATTAATATTTCTAATGGTACGATTTCAGTAGCAACACCGTTTAGTGGTGCATACATTGACTTAACTGGGTTGCCTGATTTAAAAACAGTTGCAACTACCGGAGCATATTCTGATTTAACTGGTCGCCCAACAATTCCATCCGCACAAATTCAAAGTGACTGGACACAATCTAATAATTTAGCATTAGATCATATAAAGAACAAACCAACAATTCCAGCCGCGCAGATTCAAAGCAACTGGACACAAGCAGACTCTGGTTCTCTTGATTTTATTAAAAATAAACCAGCAATACCTGTAGCGCAAATACAAAGCGACTGGAGCGAAAACAACAATGTTTCGTTAGCGTTTATAAAAAATAAACCAAGCATCTTCAGCGGTAACTATAACGATTTATATAATAGGCCTGACGTTCCAGCCGCATACTCTGCAACAAGCATTAATGCACTTAGTGATGTTGATACAACATCAATTGCTCCTTCTTCAGGTCAAGCACTTGTATGGAACTCAGGAATAAGCCAATGGGTTCCAGGATCAGTAGCAAGTGGAGGCGGCGGCGGTGCTGGCCTAGTTTCTAGAAATTTATCTAGTGCTACTACTGCGTCATTAGCTAATAATGCCGCTGGTAATATAACAATAGCAGGCTGGAAAGGATACATGCTACTAAGTATTCAAACATCTGCTGCCGCTTGGATAACCGTGTATGCGTCATCAGCCGCCAGAACCGCTGATGCCAGTAGGACAATTACTACTGATCCAGTACCTGGTTCAGGAGTTCTTGCAGAAATCATCACCACCGGGCCGCAAACACAACTGTTTTCCCCGGCAGTACTTGGATTTAGTGACGAAGTATCCCCGTCAACCGATATACAAATTAAAGTAGTTAATAGAAGCGGAAGCACTGGGACAATTACAGTAACAATGAAACTAGTACAACTAGAGGTATAAGATGGCAGATCCGATTCCACACCTTGGCAATCCCGATGACCAAAGTTTAAAAGAGTATATTGTCAGTTTAAAAGACATAACTGATGCTGACGATTTTTATGCCGATATGGAAACAGAAGGTCACGGACAGTATAATAAATTACCAAGTAAGGCTCTAGAATGTATTAATCGTAGACCAATTAGTAGAAATACTCATTACCTAATGACGTACGACGAAGCCGCAGTTGTACTTAATGATCCAAGAGTCTTAGCAGTTGAGTTAAATCCTGCAGACCAGGGATTAATTAAAGGCACGTTTAGTTTTGAACAAACTTCTACACGATTCAACAAAGCAGTAACAAGCAGTAGTACTGATATCAATTGGGGATTATTACGTTGTCTAAGAGCAACTGATATTAACAATTGGGGGGTTGCCGGTACACTTAATCAATCAGCAACTGTATTAGCAGATTGCTCCGGCAAAAACGTTGATGTGGTTATAATGGATGACGGATGCCCTTATCCAACAGTATTAGAATATAAACAAAATCCAGATGGTACCGGGTATACTCGAATGGTAGAATATAATTGGTTCCAACACAATCCAGTAGTTACCGGCGGCACCGCTGGTGTGTATTCTTATCCAGGTAACAGATTGCAACAACACGGCGCCCATACTACTGGAACTGTTGCAGGTAACACGCAGGGATGGGCTCGAGATGCAAACATTTACAACCTTACATATAATAACGGCATTGACTATGTACGAGAGTTTCATAAAAACAAACCAATCAATCCATTAACCGGCGTAAAAAATCCTACGGTAATGAATAACAGCTGGGGGTATCGCGGCGGATCCTTATCAACAGGTGGGATAACTAAGCTAACAATTCGTGGTGTTGAATATTTTCCAACAAATGGTGTATGGGATACAAACGTTATACAAAATATTGCTCGATTAAATATTGGTGGAGCATTTCCTGCAAGAAATACTGCAACTGATGTTGATATGATCGAAGCAATGGCCGAAGGCGTAATAATTGTAGCAAGTGCAGGCAATAGTTATTTTTACCAAGATATGCTTGGCGGCCTGGATTATGATAATACCATGATATATGGCGGATTTACATATTACATTCACAGAGGTAGCAGCCCAGGAGCAGCCGACGGCGGCACTGAAGGCACAAAAATTATTTGTTCGGGTGCAATTGGACAGCATGACGAATCGTCTGGCGCTAGCATTTATGATTCAACTGGCATTGAAACAGGTGATTATAAAGCAGAGTTTAGCAACTACGGCCCTCGTATTGATTGCTGGGCGCCCGGATCAGGAATACAAAGTATATGGTCAGCAAATAATACTTTATACGACAGCACAAATACCCCAGATCCTCGAGTTGCGGCACTTGGACTAACTGATACAGTTAATAATAATTTTAAAAAATGTCCGGGCACCAGTATGAGCGGCCCACAGACTGCTGGTGTGCTTGCTTGTCTTGCAGAAAAATATCCTAGAATGACACAAGCTGATGCAAGAGCATATTTAAAATATGCAAGCCCCTCAACTGTGTTAAGTACTAACGGCGGCGCTCAAGATTCAAAAGATGCAGGTACGGGATTTAATGCAACAAGTAACATACAAATGCTTACATTACGAGGAACACGCCATCCAACAGCAGAAGTTGGCGGTTATTATTCAACTCCGTTTCCATCATCAATTGAAAAACATAGGCCGCCTACTGGGCAAGTTTATCCTAGAAAAAATACAACTAACAGTTTTAATAAACAAGCAACTTTTAGTCTGGCAACAGATCAAGCCGCAAGAACTAACGGTCAAACAGCCACAGTTACATTGAGCACTTCTAATGTGCCTGATGGAACAGCAATACAGTATCTTATCACAGCTAAGCCAACTGGCGGTGCCAGTACATCACTAACCCCATCTGGATTTAGTGGAGTATACTCGTCAGATACTCAAGTCATCGGTACTGCGTTATTTGATACCAGACCAAACAGCGGAAATAGAATTGTTACAACTTCTTCTACGGAAGCAGTATATAATATTATTACAAATAATTTGTTAGGAGTTGCCGCACTTACAATATCAACCCCAGCGGTACCTAATGCGTTACCATTTAATGGAAATGCTGATGACGGCTACTGGACAGTTACGTTACCTTTTAGTATAACATACTTAAATCAATCATATAGCGTAGTTTATATAGGTACTAATACTTATATTACATTTGGTGCAGGTTCAGCTGAATATGCACAGTTAGGAAATTCTACTCCAGCTCTTCCTAAGATTATGATATCTGCTAACGATAATCTAGCGTTTCGAATTTATCAAGGGATTGAAGGATCATTTCCAAATAGAACATTTAGAATTAGATGGGAGGGACATAATGCTGCCTCAGGCGGCAATCCAAATAGTCCTGACATGATTTATGAAGCTACATTTTACGAAAATACTCCGGCAAAAATTGAAGTGCATACCGGAGTTAACTCTAGATGGTCGTTTGTTACCGGCGATGTTTATCCGTTTTCTGTCTCCGTAGTAAACGTTCCTTTAGTTGGTACAATGACAGTTAACAGCGGACAAGCGACATTGCCTATAACAATGAGCACTACAGCGGCACTATCTATGAATGTTCGATTAGGTATATTCCCTAGCCCGAGCGTTAATATAACAATAAACTAGCACATTATGATTTATGCTAAATATAGAATAAAGAGAGATTACTATGCAGAGTAAAGAAGTCACAGGTGTACACATAGAGGGTCATATTAAAATTCATGATCCGCAATCTGGCGAAATTTTCATTAACAAACGTAATGCAATTCACTACGAAAATATTAGTATTGCATTAGCACAGAGTTTAGCAAACAGCGGACAAGGTTTTATATACCAAATGTCCTTTGGCAATGGCGGAACAAGTATTGATCCCACTGGTATTATCACATACTTGACTCCTAATAGCTCTGGCAGTAATGCTAGTTTATATAACGAAACATATACAAAAGTTGTTGACGATAGAAGTAGCAACAACGTAGATCCAACACGTAATTTTATTGAAACACGTCACGTAACTGGCACTAACTATACTGATGTATTTGTTACTTGCTTACTAGATTACGGCGAACCTAGTGGTCAGCAAGCATTTGACAATGCTAGTGATGCAAATAGTTTGTACATCTTTGATGAATTAGGATTAAAGAGTTATAGCCCAACAGGCGATAGCTTACTTTTAACTCATGTTATTTTTCACCCTGTGCAAAAGTCCCTAAATCGATTGATTCAAATTGACTACACCGTTCGTATTCAAAGTTTAACTGGCCTAGCAGGAGTATAAGATGAGCTATCAAGTAAAGTTCACAGAAACTACTAACCCCGCTAAACCAAGTTTAACAGTTGCCGACCAAAGTTTAAACTCTGAAACTAGTTTAGTATTTGTTGGAAAAAACTATGCAGGATATGCTCCTGTAGTAGCAGAAAACTTTTTGCATTTATTAGAAAATTTTGCTAAAAATACTTCCCCAAGCAATCCTGTCCAAGGACAACTGTGGTATGATAATAGTCCTCAAGTTAACTTATTAAAAGTTTATGACGGCACATCATGGACGCCAGCAGGTACTGTTAAGAAAGCAGAAAATGCACCGTCAGTCATTAGTAGCATTAAGGGCGACTTGTGGGTTGACACAGTTAATCAACAGTTGTATGTATACTCTGGATCTAATTGGTTATTAATCGGCCCGCAATTTAGTGCAGGCCTAAAAACAGGTCCGGATATTGAAACACTTACAGATACATCAAACATTGATCATAATGTTATTAGTATGTATTCTGAAAATAATATAATTGCAATCATTAGCAAAAGTGCATTTACACCAAAGACTGCAATTTTAGGATTTAGTTCAATTAATCAAGGTATTAATCTTAGCACAGTTGATTCTGTCAACAGTACTACTCCTAATAAATTTTGGGGAACAGCAGAAAAAGCTGATTCATTAATTGTCAACGGTAAAGCAGTAGAGGCATCAAGTTTTTTAAGAAAAGACGAAGCAAGTACTACTAACTTTCCATTAAATGTAAGAAATAACGGCGGCATTGGTATTGGTAGCGATTTAAGTTTTAGTCTATCAACAGATGCAAACTCTACTATCTTTTATTCAAAGACTAGTGGAAACTATATTGAGTTTAAATTAAACAACGCAGGTACTACTGTTACTGGCATCCACATTGATGCTAACGGTTTTATTGGTTTAGGTCCTAATAATACAAATCCACAAGAAGCACTAGATGTTTCCGGAAACATTATTACAACCGGCGATCTTATCGTACAGGGAACAACCGATGCAGACTTGCTTGGCCGAGGCAGCATTGCAACAGACGGCGGNCTAAGTGTTACTAAACAAAGTCAATTTGGCGGAGACGTTAGCATTAACGGAGGCATACACTTTAGTAACTTAGATATAAACGGCGATCCGGTAGCGGGTACAATTGTACAACCTAGTTCCGACCTGGCGACTGACTTGTATGATTTAGGTACAAGCACTAGACGTTTTAGAAACATATATGCCCAGTCATTTGTTGGTAACTTTAACGGATCGTTTACTGGTTCGTTGGCAGGTAATATTAGCGGATCAGCCGCAAAGCTAGCAAGCCCAACAGTATTTAAGATCCGCGGTGATATTTCAACAACCGCAGACGTATTGTTTGATGGACAAACTCCGCAAACAGGTTCACCCTCGGGCGAACAAATATTTACAACGGTCGTTACTGCTGATATTATTTCACAAAAAGAAACAACAACAGATTCATTCTTAGATGATACAATATTGGTTTACAGAAACAGTACGCAGAGTTTAAAGCAAGTTTCTAAATCTACATTTATTTCAAATATTCCAATTGTTCCAATTGCCGCAATTTTTCCGTATGCTGGCGGAACATTGCCCGCAGGATATTTGTTCTGCGACGGATCAGAACTTAGAATTGGTGACTATTCAAATTTATTTGCACGTATTGGATACACATATAGAACACCATCAGAGCTAATTGGTAAAGCAACATTTGCATTACCTGACTTACGTGGTAGATTCCCGTTAGGTCGTGACAACATGGATAACACTAACACTGTTCCTGATCGAGATGATCCGACTATTCAGATCCCAGCAGGCGGCGGCAGTGCTAATCGTGTAACAGATATTGTTGCTGATACACTTGGCGCAGGTACAGGAGATCCAGGTGACGGTACCTATCGTGAATATATTACTTTAGAAACTAAAAACCTACCGGATCACAAACATAATTTAAGTACAGCAAGTGCTCAATACTATGCATCAGGATTACCAGGCGCATCAGCCGATCCATCAGCAGACGCTGGCTTAGGCATGCCTGCAACGAGTACTGGTTCTGGATTAAGAAACAGTGGCAATGTAATTCCGCAACCATCAAATACTCCAGTTGGTCAACCATTTAATTCAATGAATCCATACTTGACTATTAACTACATTATTTTTACTGGGGTTGTGTAATGAGCTATATTATTAATAAAACTGACGGCACTGTATTAACGGAAGTAGTTGACGGTACTATTGATCAGATTAAAACAGACTTAACCCTTATTGGTAAAAATTCTAGTTCTTACGGTGAATTTTTTAATGAAAATTTTATACACTTATTAGAAAATTTTGCAAATTCAAGCCAGCCTAATCGTCCTGTTGAAGGTCAACTATGGTACGACACTACTGAAGGCCGATTAAAAGTATATGACGGCAACGGTTTTAAAGTTAGTGGCGGAACCATTGTTTCAAATACTGCTCCTAGTAGTATTGCCGCAGGCGATATTTGGATTGATAGCTATCGTAAACAGTTATATTTTAATGACGGCAACTCAAATTTATTAGCTGGCCCTGCATATACTGCCCAGCAAGGAATTTCTGGGTTACAAGTTACTGACACAATTGATACTAACGGAATTAATCACACTATTGTATTGTTATATGTTGGGCAGGTGTTACTAGGTATTTTTAGTAATGGTACGTTTACACCAAGAGAAACTATCCCAGGATTTAATGGCAGTTCAATAAAAATTGGTTTTACCAGCGCATATGATAATGTTAAATTTAATGTTGCCGCTACACAAGCCGATTCACTAGCATCAAACACTGGTTTAAAAACAGCAGAAAGTTTCTTACAAGTAAATCCTGCCGACGGATATACGGTAGCTAATGGCACAATTAGAGTATTAAATAACAACGCTTTAATTTTAGGCGCTGGTCAAAATTCAGAATTTGTTGTTTCTAACAATACTTTTCAAATTAATTCAAATATTCCTAATCAAAACTTTGAAATTAAAAGTTGGAATAGTGGAGGTGTGTTATCTAGTTTATTTGTAAACGCATCAAACAGTTGGGTTGGATTGTATAACAATAATCCTCAAGCAACGCTACATGTTGGAACATTGGCTAATCCTGGCGATGTTATTATTGAAGGTAACTTAACAGTTAAAGGTGCTACAACAACAATTAATACAACTAATTTAGTAGTTGAAGATTTATTAATTGATCTCGGAGTGATTGCAAACCCAACAGATATTACTGCTGATGGTGGAGGCCTAAGTTTAAAAGGCGACACTGATAAGACATTTACTTGGTCGTTAGCACGTACAGCCTGGGAATCTAGTGAAGATCTAAATCTAACTAGTGGTAACTCTTTTAAAATTAATAATTTTGACGTATTAAATCAAACACAATTAGGCAATACTGTAACAAGTGCTCCGGGATTAAACAGCATTGGACAACTAAACGAGGTACAAGTCGATAATATTAACATTAATGGCAATGTAATAAGTTTCCTTAATATAAGTGTTTCTGATGGTACAATTTATATTACACCAAAGGGTGACGGCACTGTAGATGTTGGTAGTAAATTTATTACAAACGTTAAAACAGCAATAGCAGATGACGAATCGTTTCCAAGCCCTGGTACTACTGCCGCTAATAAACTATATGTAGATACCCGAGTTAGAAAAGCACCACTAGGATTTAGCGTAGTTTTTGGTACTTATACTGAAATTACGCTAGCAACAACAGTTATAAGTAAGATTTTTAGGCCTGCAGATCATGATGATGACACTATTTTAAGAGTTTGGTGTATTGATCTTAGCATCGGAAAAGAATATAAACTGGTTAGTGGTGTTTGGCTATACCAGACTGATATCTAACAAGCTGATATTAACTAACCAAAATAGAATAAATACTAGGACTAAGGAACACGAGACATGCCATATACCATTAATAGATATAACGGACAAGTAATAGCTACTGTTGCAGACGGTACAATTGACAACACTACTGATCTTAAACTGATTGGTAAGAATTATGCTGGATACGGTGAAGTACAAAACGAAAACTTCCTTTACTTGCTAGAAAATTTTGCAAATACAAATCCACCCCCTAAACCGTTAGGCGGCCAACTGTGGTTTGACAGTAATAACAGTAAATTAAAATTTTATGATGGTTCTAAATTCCGTACTACAGGTGGTGCTGAAGTTGGCGTAAGTGCTCCGACAGGTTTAACAATTGGCGATTTTTGGTGGGATACAACCAATAAACAACTCTACACATGGGATGGCGCAACTTATGTACTAGTTGGGCCTCAAGGTGTTGCCGGCTCACAAACAACACAAATGCGTTCACGCAGTGTTCGTGATACATTAGGTGCTAGCCATGCAATTATTGAAGCAATTGTTGACGGTGACTCTATTTTTGTTGTTAGTGCTGACACAGAATTTACTCTAGATACAAATACTAGTCCAATTAACGGTTTTTCAACAATACATAAAGGACTTACATTAGCGTATACAACTACAGGTGGTGCAAGTTTAGGACAGACTACTGCTGATCACCGCTTTTGGGGTACGGCAACTAATGCAGAAAGATTAGGCGGATATCTTGCTAACGAGTATGTTAGAAGCGGAAATGCACAGTTTAACACTATTGTAGCATTTAGCGACTCTGGTTACACTGTAGGCTCAACTCCGAGATTAAGTGTATACATTGATACAGCCGGTATTAACTCATTTCCAGTATTTGAAAATACATTAAGTGATACTATCAAGTTTAAAACAAGATCAGGTTCAACAACAAAAACACCATTGACATTAGTTGGTCCAGATATGCTTCCAGGATTTGACAACCAGAATGATATTGGTTCCGGTGTGTTAAGATTTAAAACAATTAATGCTGTAACATTTGCAGGTACAGCAACTCAAGCAAACGCACTTTATCTAGCTCAAGACGACTATAGAACTGCCAGCTCAGCCGCATCAAGCGGCACAGTAGCAGTTAGAACATCAGTAACTGAAGTTATCAATAGTACTACAATCACAGCAGGCGCCTTAAAAGCAACATATTTCGTTGGTACAGCAACAGCCGCAAACTATGCTGACTTAGCTGAAAAATATCTAGCTGATGCAGAGTATGAAGTTGGTACCGTTTTAATGATCGGTGGCGATAAAGAAGTTACAGCATGTCAAGTTGGATTCCGTGCTGTAGGTCCAGTTAGCGAAAAACCTGCTTATTTAATGAATTTTGAACTTGCTGAAGGTACTCCAGTTGCCTTAAAAGGCCGTGTTCCTGTAAAGGTAACAGGCAATGTTAAAAAAGGACAGCGTTTAGTTGCTGGCCCTAATGGTACTGCCCAGGCAGCAATGGGTAATAATGCCGATGTGTTTGCTATTGCACTAGCATCTAGCGATGAAGCAGGTGTCAAACTTATAGAATGTTTAGTTCTATAACTATAAATATCAAGAGCAAATAGAGGATTATTAAATGTCTGGTCAAAATACGTTAATTTTAGCAAACGATTACAATGTAATACAATCAAAGATTGCATTAATTATGGGTTCTGGTTCTGGCACAACAGGATACGGACAAAGCATTGCAAGTAGTCAAGTTGGACAGACGGATAAAATTACTGTAAATCAATGGAATAATCTCCGCAACGATATTGTTCGGGCTCGCCAACATCAAACAGGCATAACTATTGGATCACTTGCTCCGGAAGATCCGGGCTACGCTGCCAGTACTAATGTACCAATTCCTACAACAGCAAAACAAGTTAGAGAATCTTGGCGTTCTGCATATTTGAATATGGCGACTGATGCTGAAACTAACAGACTGACAGCCCCTCCTCCAGCAAGCGAAGCAACCCGCGCCGACTTAGTATCGCAACAAATTAGAACAACTGCGTGGAACGGACGTATTACGCAAACCGTTGTTGTCACATTTCCATCAGCTGATGATGGTCGTTATTTCTTCAATGCCGGCGGCCAGATTGAATTTAGTGCTGATCGTTCGGGTGGATCAGCAGGTCTTAAGAACGTTACCTGGACAACTATGTTAACCAACATGGGTGTTATTAGAATGAATTATACTGCAACAGATTGTACTGGAACAGGATTTACATCATCAATTGGCTGGTACGATTTAACAACTAGTGATAACTTGATATTTGAAAAAGATGCACCTTCAGGTGCCTATGCTCCAAACAAATATTTTATATATGCTCGTGTTAACAGTACATCGGATCGTAGAATTGGATATTTTACTATTCACTTTGCAGATGATTCGGCCGCTCCCCCAAGCGCACCAGATCCTGGATTTGGTATTGACGAAAACGTAGACGGTACGCTAACAAGTACAGTTCAAGTTTATCGACCATCTGGAACTAACGTTTCTAGACCAGTTCCACCAGCCTCAACAACTGGCATCGCTTAATAATTTTCAACCATAGCTCTTGACAAGATAACTATAGTAGTGTAATATATACTACTTGAGGTATCTTTATGGATGAAAGAATTGAAAAAGCGTTTGCTGTTGCTAACTACTTGGCAACATTATCAAACCAAAGAAAAATTGTTTTAGAAGAATTTAACCAACAGTTAATTTACTATTCTAACGGCGGCACATTTCTTATTGGTCCGGAACTTATTAATTTTACAAAAACTGTATTAGATTTAGGCTACACACACGATGTGCCATTTGTAGATGTTGACAACTTTCCAATTGTTATTACTGATGTACAAGAGTTTTTTGATACTATCTTGTTAAACTATATGACAGCACTCAACACATATTCAATCAAGTTTGCTGAAATTAAGTCAAAAAGAAAAATTGGAGATATTGTTGAGTTATGAGTAAAGGTGCGTTAATCTTTGCGCATAATAATGCAAACATGGATTATGTTAAGCTGGCGGTGTTTGCCGCAGAGCGTATAAAAAAATTCTTAAATGTTCCTGTTAGTATTGCTACTGATAGCAAAAGCTGGTTACTAAAGGCGTATCCTGATCACCCCTTTGATCAAATAATTGATATTGCTGTTGAAACATCTATGTCACAACAAAAGAAGTTCCATGATGGTACCATGGCATTTACCCTAGGTGAATGGAAAAACTTATCTCGATTTCGTGCATACGATGTAACGCCTTATGATCGTACACTTGTACTTGATAGTGATTATATAATTAATTCAAGTATCTTAAAAATTGCATTTGAAAAAGATGCACCTTTTCAAATTTATAAAAAAAGTTTTGATCTTGCAGGTTGGAGAGATACTAAACAATTTGAACGTATTAATCAATATAGCGTTCCTTTCTACTGGGCCACGGTATTTGCTTTTGATAAAACACCTGTTACGCAGGCATTCTTTGATTTAGTATTATACATAAAATCAAACTGGTTATATTTTAGAACATTATACAGTATTGAATCTACTACATTTAGAAATGATTATGCGTTTAGTATTGCTATCCATCTAATGAATGGAAAAATATCTGGCGATTTTGCAACAGAGTTACCTGGCACAATGACGTACATTTTAGATAGAGATATATGTCTTGATATAAAAGACACTACACTAAAATTTTTAATTGAGAAAAAAGATCACCTTGGAGAATATCTTGCCGCTAAAACATCTGGTATAGATGTACACGTTATGAATAAAGCAAGTCTATCTCGTATCATCGACGGAGGTTATGGTGTCTAAAGGATTCTTACTTTTTGCAGAAAATACAAAGTCTACAAATTATCTTGAACAAGCATACGCACTAGCACTCAGTATAAAATACAGCCAGTCAACTACTACGCTAGTATCGCTAATGACAAACGATAAAGTTCCAAAAAAATATCAGTCGGCATTTGATAAAATAATTCCAATACCGTTTGAAGTTAAAAACGATGGAAAATATAAAACTGATAATCGTTGGCAACTTTATTATGCAACTCCGTATAATGAAACTATTGTATTAGATGCAGACATGTTGCTAGTTGAAGATATTTCTGCATGGTGGAATTATTGCTCAGATCACGATGTTAAATTTTGTTCTCGAGTTAAAAATTATAAAAATGAAATTATAGGACCCGATCCTATACATAGATTAGTGTTTATTGAAAATAAATTAACTAATCCGTATTTTGCATTACACTACTTTAAAAAGAATCAAGTAGCATACGAATTTTATAAAGTTTTAGAATTTGTAATTACCCATTGGGATTTTAATAGAGGAACATTTGCACCAAACGAGCCACAGTTATGGCCGAGCATGGATTTAGCTACTGCTATTGCAATTGAAATTACTGGGCAATATAATAGTGTTATTGATTCATGCAGTCCTTTAGAATTTGTACATATGAAGACACCTTTGCAAGGATGGGATATGATTCCATCAACTTGGCAAGACGCAGTTCCGTTTGTGTTAAATTCAAGAGGTAATATGGTATTAGGTAATATGATACAACCTAAATTATTTCATTATGTAGAGAAAAACTTTTTAACCGGCAAAATATTAAAACGCTTAGAGGAGTTAGCCAATGGCAAAAAAGAAACCGCTTAACACTACTCCTCGATATTATGTTTATTACAATAAAAAAAGCGGTAAAATTCTATCTATAGGTAACGAGCGTGATGACAGTTATGAGTATGGTATTGAAGCAACTTGGCCGGAAGTAGAAAAACTTATTGATGGATCTTGGTCCTTTAATGATTATCTTGTAGGATATAAACGACAACCTGATGGATCTTCAGTATTAGCAGTTGTACCAAATACAGAACACGGATATATTTTTAAGAATAATATTTTTGAATGGATTACTGACAACAACGAAAAAGCTGAATGCATTGTAGCATGGAATGGTCCTTCAGAATGTTGGGAGTTTAGTTTAAATGATTCAGTTAAGGCAGTATACAGTGATAGTCTACTTATACCAAAGTTGGTATTCTTTGTTACACTTGAAACAGATTTTGATTTTTTAATTAGGACTATCTTTGTTGATTCGGTTGATTTAATATCTTCAAAGCAAATATCAGTTCCTTTTACAACTAAAATTGAAAAGCGTATTGATAAGATATCTATATCTTCAAAATTAGTGTTTAAAACATATGGGTTAAAAATAAATGAATAATATAATTAAAATTATGGATCAGGACGTCATTTTTCTAAGCTATGACGAGCCTAATGCAGAAAAGAATTATGCAGATCTTTTAAAGAAAGTACCATGGGCAAAGCGTGTACACGGAGTTAAAGGTAGTGATGCCGCACACAAGGCTTGCGCTAAATTAAGCGAAACTGAATACTTTGTTACTGTAGATGCAGATAACATTGTAGATCCTAAGTTTCTTGAAGTAGAAATTGATCTAGACGCCCTTGGACTTACCAGTGAAAACGTTTTCAGCTGGTGTGGACGTGTTGGAGTAAATGGGCTAATGTATGGCAACGGCGGCCTAAAATTATGGACACGTAAATTTGTTAACGAAATGCGGACTCACGAAAATTCTGATCCTAGCGATACTAAAGGTTTAGTTGAGTTTTGTTTTGATGATCGTTACTATCAGTTTAATGACAACTATAGCGAAAGTATTGTAACTGCAAGTCCGTTCCAAGCATGGAGAGCAGGCTTTCGTGAGGGTGTAAAGATGAGCTTAGACCAAGGAGCAAAAGTTGGCAACCTTAAAAAGATTTGGTGGCAAAATTATCATAGACTTTTAATTTGGTGTAACGTTGGTGCAGATGTGCCAAACGGACTATGGACTATATACGGTGCTCGTGAAGGTGCTTACAAGACTAATTGTACAGATTGGGATTATGCTAATGTACGTGATTTTGAATGGCTTACAAATGAATGGTTAACCAAGTACAGCATAATAACTGAAAAAATGTTACCATATGAAATTATGGGGTTAGGCGAAACACTTAAACATGAATGTGACCTAGAACTATTCAACCCGTGTGCAGAATCTAGTAGATTTTTTAAAACGGTTTATCATAATACACCAAGGATAATCCGCACCCGTGTTTGATATTATTTTTATTTCTTATAATGAACTAAATGCTGTTGACAATTTTGCAAAGCTAAAAGAANGATTTCCGTTAGCAAAACATGTGCAAGGCGTAACTGGTATACACCAAGCACACATTGCGGCTGCAAAGCGTAGCTTTAGTCCTATGTTTTGGGTAGTAGATGCCGATGCTGTTATTTTAGATACTTTTAATTTTAATTACGAAGTGACAAAAGAAGAACATGATATTGTACATGTATGGCGTAGTCGTAATCCTGTAAATGGATTAGAATACGGATACGGCGGTGTTAAGCTATTACCAAAAAAATTAACTGTCGATATGGATGTTACGAGTACTGATATGACTATGAACATTAGTACTAGATTTAAAGCAATGGAAGAAGTTAGTAACATCACAGCTTTCAATACAGATCCGTTTAGTACATGGCGTAGTGCCTTTAGGGAATGTTGTAAACTAGCAGTAACTAACAATGAAGAATCTTTATCTAGATTACATCAATGGTGTACAATTAACGATGCAGTACCATACGGGTACTATGCTTATTTAGGCGCACTTGCCGGACAAGCATACGGCCAAAAAAATGCCTCTAATAAAGAGGCATTGGATAAGATAAATGATTTTACTTGGCTAGAAGTTCGTTGGCTAGCGGAAAAATCTCAGCTATCACCTTAGCACAGGCAATAGCAACTTCTTGGTGTTCAAGTTGAGTACCATTAGCACTTCGCAATTCAATAAAGTGAATCCAGCTACGTAGTGTTCCATTCATATATAAACGACTTTCTGTAAGACCTTCTGGCAATACAGCACGAGCTTGTTCTTTTGCTATGCCCTTATCGATAGCTTGAGCGTAGGCAATTTTAGACTGTTCAATGATCCATTTTTGTTTAGCATCCCACCATGCTTGTAACTCTGAATCATCTGAGGCGATACTATTCTGTCTATTTTTTGGATCTTGGAGTCGTGCTTCTCGCAGTACAAACGACAGGTCTTTAGTAGGGTCAGCATATCGCTGACTGAATTCTTGGAAACTGAAACTTCTGTGTCGCAAGATTTGGCGGGCAATGTCTCTGGTTGTGGTAATTTCGATACAGGCGGAGACCATTTCAAGTGGGCTCCAGTGCTGGTGTTTGACCAAGTATCTGATGAGTTTTTCGGATGTGTCTGTGTTGAGCTGATTGGAAGGATTGCTGACACGGGCGCAATACGCAATGAGTTCCTGTGCATCTTCGATGCCCATATTTCGAAATTCGGCTGCGGGTTGACTATATGATAAAAGTTTAACATTCATTTATAATTTTCTTTTCTTTAGAAACTTTTGCGTATCTTTTTCTATGTCTTTTTTAATACGCACAGTGTCAAGTTTAAAATCGACGTCGACAATTCTGTTTTCGTATGTCTTAAATAATTCAGACAACGAACTTTCAAAAGTGTCCCATCCCTTCTTTTGCACTTCAGCTGTAACTTTTACTTCCCAAATCTTGCCATCTTTAAACGTGATAATAACCGCATGGAGATACCGTAAAGGTAGAACACGGAGTTTTACCTCTCCAAATACTTCTGGCCAACTATCGATGACTTCTTTGGGAAGAATTCTTCCCTGTTGGATCACTTTGCTTTTTTGGTCGGAACCAATTCCTCAGCCATGCGTCTAAAAGCCGCGGCCTCTTTAGCAAGTTTATCCGCCTTAGAACGATAGTCTTTAGCTTGCTCATCTACAGTTAATGCTACAGCCGGAACTTCTGACGCAGATGATGTTGTTTTGCTTACATCAGCAGTTTCAGTTGGCATATTACTAACTGATGCAACTTCTTTAACTTCAACTTTATCATTACTACCTGGCTTAATACATAAACCGTCAACAGCAACACCGCGTTGTTCTGCAATAATTTGATTAAGTTCTGATAACAAAATAGATGCGTTCATAGTTGGAATCATTTCAACTTCGCTTGTACCAATTTTGATTAGTCGGCCTTGCTGATGTAATGCTGGCAACATACGACTACCATTTGGAAATTGTGTACGATCTAATGCATCCGCAAATTCATACGATTCTTGTGCTGTTGAACTTTCGACACAGTTGATGATTGCGTTATGCATTTCATCTGGCATGTTTTCAGTTGGTACTACAAGACAGCTATAAGCGTCTCCGGGTAGTGTTCTATAAGCTACTAACACTTTCTTACCGGATGCTTTAATTCTACCTACGTGTTTTAGTGATTGCATAATTATGCTCCTGGTTTAGTCGCTTCTGCTTGTTTGGCTACTTGGTCTAAAAATGTTGACAATTTAGTATAAGTTTGACCTACAACTGTCATTTCGTTAGGTTTAAATGCGCCACGCGAGCTAGCGATATCGATAATAACTTTCATTGCATTTAAGTCATTAATTGTTAATTCGTTGGCCTCTGCTTTTGGGGCATCTTGGCCAGCCGGTACTTCTTGTTTTTCCACTTGTTCAGTCATGGTATCTCCTTAAATTAAGTGTGTATATAATTTATCTCGTTTGTAAAAACGGACATGCGATTGTGAAGAAACTGAGTTCTTTCTCAGATTCGAACCCAATACGTGTATTATATGTAATTGTATTAGTATGATCAAGGGCNAACGATTGCCCTATNTAATATCGACTATTTAAATTAGTTTTAATCCAACTGTCTAAATTACGTAGTAATGTTGGNGTATACTTATCTATAGAAGTATATTTAAAATGCGGAGCGGCAAACTCCACCCTCCGAAATCCAAAGTAATTTAGAGGATTTGGCTTGCCATTCTTTAATGCCATTACGCTGTTGCCTTAGCTTCTTCGTAGTATGCAAACTCNCCAAATGGTGGAACAATAGTGTTATTACCGTGAATGATGAATACTGCATCACAATGGCTTTCATCGCCCCATGAACCGTATGGGTATCCATCTGTAAACATGATAAACTTTTTAGGGTTAATATCGTGTTCTTTCATGTATTCGTAGTTACAATCAAAGTCGGTACCGCCACCACCCATTGGCTCATAGTCATCAAACTCGTCCATAGTGTATCCGTCAAAATCGGCTTCGTTGTATACTTGNGTATCAAAACACCAAACTTTAATTTTAAAGTCTTTGTACTCTTGCATAATGCCTTTAATTTCTGACAAGAAATCTTTAGCTTGTTCGTCACCNATTGANCCTGACATGTCAATTGCTACNCAGATGTCAATAGTTTCTTGGAATTGTTGNCCTGGCAAAATTGCATTCATATGCCATCCCTTACGATTCATACGTAGGAATGAATAGTCGTTCTTAATAGTACTTTGAATTTGCTGGCGCAATATTTCACGCCAGTTCATTTTAGGCTCTGTAAGATCTTTAATCATGCGTTGGACGCTTGCAGGTACATTTCCTGCACCCGCCGCTTGTGCCGCACCAATTACTGCCTCACGCATCTCGTCACGAATAGCTTTAAGCTCATCTTTAGTGTATTGCGGTTGGTTACCGTTATTACCGTTGTCACCCCAATCAACGTGTTCGTCAAGCAACTGACCCAATGCGGCCAATTGTTCATCATCATACTTTTCGTAAATTTCGTCGTATACTTGTTCAGCACTCCAACCATAATATTTAGGATCATGGAAGATTTTAATTTCTGGAGGTTGTTCACCAATTCGGTCACGTACCAATTGTCCGTTAACAACATAGTCAGCCGCCGCATTAAAGATTTTACGATCACGACTTTCATTACGACCAATGTGGTCAAATACTGCATGTAGAATTTCATGTGCAATAACAAACTCTACTTGTTTAGTAGTAAGCGGTGTAAAAAAATCTCGATTAAAATAAATGTTACGACCGTCTGTAGCCGCAGTAGGAAGCCAATCACTTGCTTCTTTAATTTGTANNCGTGTAGCAAGATTTCCAAAGAATGGATGGCGNAGTAGCAAGCCTACTCGTGCTACGATAATCTTGTCAATAATTGGATCTGCGTGTGCCATCTCTTCTCCTAATGTTTCAATATGTATATATTATAACAGGACCCGTAGGTCCTGTCAATTGAAGCTATGCCAAATTACTTTTCAGTTGCCTGGGCAATGTACTTACCAAACTTAGCATGGAAGTCATCAAAACATGCAATTTCATCTGGATCTAACGGCAACTTGTAAGTTGACAACGATAGTTTAGTACCCATAATTACTAATTCAGTTTCAAAATTATCCATCATAAATTGGAAGAAGTTATTAACCTTTGAATTCCAATCTTTGTCTTTCTTGTCACATGCATCTTTAAGTTCGTAGCACAGGCTAACAACTAACGAGTATTGTGCAGAGATTTCTTTAGATTTCATCTCTTTAACTTTACCTAACAAAATGTCTGTTGGGTTAGGCATTTTGCTAGAGTGTTTACGGTGCGCCATAAACTTAACAGCAAGNCCTTCNCCTACAGANCCGCAAGTTAGATCAGTTAATGTATCNGCATCACAGTCATCATCAATAAGTAATTCGCTAACAAAGGACCAGCTACGTGGAGTGGCAAAAGCACGTGAACCTGACTTTGGATCAAAGTCGTANAAGTCTTTCTTGCTAAAAGTCAAAAAGCCCACAACGTCTTTATGCACTTTGTTTTCAACTGCCCAATCCTGCCAGTCTTCCCACTCAACAGTCATCTCTAAGTGAACAAATCGGTTAGCCAACGGAGCAGGCATACGATAAGTAACACCTTTGTCAGTTTCACGGTTACCAGCCGCAACAATTACAACATTGTCTGGCAACTCGTATGCACCAACACGGCGGTTCAAAACCAATTGATAAGCCGCGGCCTGTACACTAGGAGCCGCAGAGTTCATTTCGTCCAAGAATAAAATAACTTGCTTATGTTGTGCCGCAAATGCTTTGCTAGGCAGTTCTGACGGGGGAGCCCAACGCATAGTGCCATCGTTAGAATCAAAATACGGAATACCTTTAATATCAGT